CACAACCAAATTAATAAAAGATTCGATGCGGAAAAATCTATCATCTTCCGCTAATGAATACAATAAGAAAAATCCAGACACAAAAGTAGGACCATCAGTTCCACCAGCAGCTGCTGGCGCAGATCCCACTGATCCTACTGATCCCAATGGTGCAAATGCAACAACAGATTTTTCTAAACAAGAATTGGGTAAGGTTGATGGAACAGGAAGAAGTTCTTATGGGGGACAAATGACTTATCCCCTCGATCTTGCATCTTCCCCCCAGGATAAAATAAAATTTGAAATTCTAAAATATGATCCGAGATCATTTAATTTGGCATCAAATGAAAACCTTAGTGGGTTTGGAGATAGATCAGCACCATCAACTCGTTCTATAGGAACAATTTATTTACCAATTCCTGGTGGGATTAGTGATACTAATAGTGTTGATTGGGGTGATGATTCTATGGATCCTTTTGCAGCCGTATTAGCGCAGACTGCACTGCAAAGTATGTCTAAAGGTTTATCAGAAGGGGCGGGAGTTCTCGCAGCAGCTGCTAACGCTGCTACTGGACCGGATGCAAACCCAGCACTCAAAAATCAAATTGAAAATCAATTCGCAGCTGCTGCCATTCAGGGAGATGCCGGAAGATTGTTATCAAGAACTCAAGGTTCTGTTCTTAATCCAAATCTTGAACTTCTTTTTAAAGGACCACAACTAAGGTCTTTTAATTTTACGTTTAAAATGTCTGCACGAAATAAACCTGAGGCAGATATGATTGTCAAAATTATTAGATCGTTCAAACAGGCGATGGCACCACAAAAAACAAAGTCTCAACTTTTCATCAAAGCACCAAATACATTTAAAGTATCATATCTTCACGCAGGCCAAGAAGGTCATAAAAGAATTGGGAGAATTAAAGAATGTGCTTTACTATCTCTTCAAACAAACTATACACCTGAAGGACAGTATGCAACATACTATGACGGCACACCAACTTCATATGAAATACAATTGCAATTTAAAGAACTTGAGCCAGTCTTTAACGAAGATTATTCTGATGACAATGATCAGTCAATAGGTTTCTAAAATGCCAAGACCATACTTTCGCAACATCGGCAACTTCGAATATGTTAATCGTAATGCAGGATCCAAAACTGCAAATGATTACATTGCCGTCAAGAATTTATTCAAGAGAGGTAAGTTAAGAGAAGACATCTTCCAGGAACTTGCATTCTTTGAGAAGTATCAAATCAAAGGTGATGATCGTCCAGATCACATTGCAAATGAATTCTATGATGATCCAACATTAGATTGGGTTATTCTTCTTTGCAATAATATCACTGATGTTTATACAGAATGGCCCATGACAAATGATGTGTTTGATACCTACCTTTTAGATAAGTATGGTTCTTATGAGAAACTCAGTGAGGTTCATCATTACGAAACCAATGAGGTCAAGGATAGTCAAGGTGGCATCATTGTCAAAGGTGGCCTACACGTTGGTGCAGCACAGAGTGTCAGTTACTATGATTACTATGGAGATACTCAGGTCACCATCAGTAATGTTACAACACCAATCACAAACTATCAGTATGAAGAGAAACTGAATAATGATCGTAGAAATATTTTTATTCTGAAACCTGTCTATCTGAATGTTGTGTTTGATGACCTAGAAGAAATGATGCAATATAAAGAGGGTTCCACTCAGTATGTGAGTGAAACCCTCAAGCGTGGTGATAACCCTAGACTTTACGAATAATCACTCTTCAGCAAGACGCTGGAAGTAAGAGAGAGCATCGTCTTCGTCGTCATCACGGGAAGAACTTACGGGTGCAGCAGCAACTGGTTCTTCACGGCGGGAAGAGAAGTTAGGAGTATATGAACCACGGTCATCATCCTCATTCTCAACCTCTTCATCAAGGCGAGGACGGGAAGCAGACTTCTGGCCCAGAACCATTTTAAGACGGTTCTCCAGTTGTTCATAGGACTTGAACTGATCACCAGCAGTCAGTGCAGTCAGGGAGTATTGCTTCTTCCATACTGCTTCCAGAGCATCGTCATCTTCCAGAAGAGGAGAAACACGATCAAACTCTGACTTATCATAGTTCCAATAACCATCCTTCTTCACAATCTTCAGTTTGAAGTTTGCACCTTGCCAGAAGTCAAAAGGATTGATTGGAGTTTCATCCTCAAACTCAGGTTGCATGGCTTCCATAACCTTATCAAAGATCTTCTTACCAAACTTGAAGAGGAAGACACGACCTTCGTTAGCAGGATTAGCAGGATCCTTTACCACATAAATGTTGGCATAGTAAGACAGTTTACGCTTCTGCTTACGAACGGTATCCTTATCTGCATCACTACCACTATTCCACAGTTCACGATTGTATTCGGACACAGGATCTTTCTGACCAACAGTAGTCAGAGAGTTCTCAATGTACCAACCACCAGGACCTTGGAAGGCGTGGGAATACATTTTTGCCCAGGGAAGTTCTTCCCCTTCTGGTGCGGGCAGGAAACGGATGACGGCAAAACCATTGCCAGTCTTGTCCATTTCAGGTTTCCAGAGACGCTCATCAGCGCCGCCAGAGGTATTGCTCATCTTCTCTACTTCCTTTACCAGTTTGGAAGTCAGTGAACCAAGAGAAGATTGCTTCTTGAGATCTGCAAAAGACATTAGATTACCTCGGATTTGTACGTATTTGGCTTGTGTGTACCCCGTTATTCTATCAGTCAGAACGCTGGGTGTCAATCTGTTGGCGCATAATATCCAGCACCTCAGACATTTTAGCAAGAACAGAATTCATATCAACATTGGGTGGAAGACCCATCATCCGTGCAGAGTTACAGATTCTCTCTTTCATCTCCACAGCTTCAGGATCATCAGACAAACTTAAACGAGCATAAAGAACTTTCTGTTTGTCCAGTAGTTTTTCCAGGAGATCAACGTGCCGCAACTTATCAGTATTGGACATATGAGGAAACTGCAGCATTGATCCGTAGATCTCTTCTTGCAGTTCATTAATTTCAACCATTTCGGCTCTTACAATTTCAGAGTCAAAAAAACTCATTCTTCCCCCAGAACTACTTCCTTCAAGATTTTTTTATAACGTGATACGTCAATATTTAGAAAGGATGAATACTTTTTTATTTTTTTACTGACGGTTTCCCACACTGGATCCTGCAATTTCTTATCAAAATTATTCCCGAACAGGAATATTTTATCATATATCACCAAGGTTTCGGGGCTAATATTCCCGCTCAGGAACATCTTCAGAATGGGTGGATGGCCCTTGGAACAATCAAAAACGTCATCAACCTTTTGGTTCTTAAATAAGTTTTCAGTTTCTTGTCGGAAAACATAAGAAAGAGACTGTGTTCTTTTCTTCCATTCAGTATAACGAGTATCACCTTCCCGCATCATTTCTCCAATCCAAAGTTTGCTGGGATCGGTGCAGGTGATAAAGTTAGATACAAAAAAATCTACAATTTCTTCATCGCTCTTGTTTCTTGAAAGTTTTTCAAACCAAAAGCGATCCTTTCGTTTGTAAAAAGACTGAACAGTAGCGCGACTCTTTCCACAATATTTGTGATAGTCATAACTGTCCTTGGTGAAATGATTTTTCAAGGACAGATAACAACGATATGCATCAACTGGCATCATTTAAAAAACTAATTTTGCACGTGAAGTCTTCTGCAGAAAATTCAACTGCATTGCTTCGTACTTGATTTTTTCTTTTAGTGGTTTTGAAATAAGTTTCGGAACAGATTCCAAGTCTATGGAGTTCATCTCACAGAAATAAATGATTGCATCAATATAGTTCATATCCTCTTGTGTCTGAACAAGAGTTTCAATCTCCTGTGCGAATCTCGAAGGACAGAAAAACTTATTTTCAAAAGCCTTCTCTAATTCATTCTCCATTTTCTCTAGTATTTTGAGATACAAATTCTTTAATGTAGCGTACTAATAATTTAATATAATCCCCTTTGTTTCTTTTGTCAAATACTTTAACTTCACCACCAGGGGTTACCATCAAGGTAATAAGTTTTTTGATAGGGATTCCAGTCATCTCATAGTATGCTGATGCGTAAAACATCTCCTGAACAAAATAGTTTTCAATCCATTTTTCAGGTTTAATTTTTTCAGATGTTTTAAAGTCTATGACTGCCAGTTCTCCATCATATTCTGCAATACAATCAACCCTACCTGCCAAGCCAAAATATTCTGAGTAGAGTGTTCGCTCGATTGCATGAATATTATTTATCTTATCCAGTTCGGGTTTCAAATGATGAAACATAAACTTGGATGCAGGAAGATAATTATTCCAATCCAGTTCTTTATTGAGAAGATAATCTTGTGCTACCTCGTGAAAGTCAGTTCCTCTTGTGGTTGCTTTCTTGGTAATACGATTTGCCTCTTCAATGCCAACTCTCTTTCGCCAGTCAGCAAAGATTTGACGATTGTAAAAAGAAGTCACCGATGTGATAGAGGGAACCCACTCACCATTAGGCAAGTGGTATAACCTCATCCCATTTGTTTCTTTCTTTTCTAATTCAACGTCACCTAAAAAATTACAATGAACAAAACTCATAAACCCGCTTCCATTTTTGCAAGAATGTATTCTTTCACAAATCCGGAGCGAACAATATCATCAACTCCAAACTCAATAATATCAATTGAAGGCATAATACGAAGAACCTTCATAAAGTCTGCGATGCCATTTCTTTCATTGGTTTTAATCAAGTCAGATTGAGTGGCATCACCACAGAACATAATTTTAGAATCTTCACCTACACGAGTAATTATACTATCAAGTTCGTGATAATTCAAGTTTTGGAATTCATCAACAATAATAATTGACTTATCAAGAGTTGTTCCACGAATAAAAGATGTGCTCCAGAAACTAATTGTTCCTTGAGTTTTCAAGTTGCCATACAGCATTTCAAAGTCAGAGTCTGTAGGCATCTCAAACATATACTTTACCATATTCTTATAGGGAATTTGGTAGAGTGATGATTTGTCTTCGTGGTCTCCAGGAAGGAAACCAATTTCGCGGGTGGCTACAAGAGACCTTACAATATAAATTTTTTCATAAGGTGTATTCTCGTCCAGAACATCTTGCAGTGCATTGTATAAGGTAATAAATGTTTTACCTGTTCCCGCACAACCATATGCAACAACGTGTTTGTCATTTGCATATGCTTCATAAAGAAGTTTTTGATTTTCAGTGAGAGGATCAATGTCTCTCATTAAGTCAAGATTGATCGGTTTTTTTCTTTTCATTTGCTTTGCCGTCAATCCAACACCAATTGGTTGGTCTGCAGATGCTCTTCTTTTTCTTGCCATAGGTTAGATAGGTTTTACGATTGAACCAGGAACTTTTGATGCTTTGTGGAGAACGTCATTCCATCCAGGCTTGCTCTTTACAAGTCTGTCATAAATTTCTCCAACCTCTCCAGAGTTTGGACAAGTCGAAGGGTCACTCCAATCCCTGTCCCACTCTGGATTATCTATTTTCCACTGGTCCCAATCGTGGACGCTCATTTTAACTTCTTTTTGTTCACCAGTTTCTCTATTAATAACAGGGTATACAGCCATAAATCTTAACAAAGGGTAGGAATATTTAGACCCACTCAAGGGCTTCTGCTACTGCTGGAAATTGTTCACAGAAGATGGTCTTTGCATCATTTGCAATATCCATATGTTCTTTCTGTGTACCGTGACCAGACCTCAAATCGATATAGTGTATCCAAGACCTTACTGAACCCGTCATATAGAGACGTGTGGGGGTCGCTAAGGGCAGAACAAACCTTGCACACTCCTTAGCAATACCCTCATCAAGCATTGTTTGATACAATGCCATTGCATCCCTGAAGTGACTTTGCATCAGTATTTCATACTTCTGCTTGACGAAAGGATCAATGTCGTCAATAGAATTCTGACGATTCTTGGTATCCTGACGGCGAAGTTCTGGGAGCGGGATCGTCTCTGCGAGTAAGGAGGAATCAGCATAGCGTTGAGAGAACTCTTGATATGTGAAACTGCGATGTCGGAGAATCTGGGCTGCGATTCCTCTGGAGGTATTAATTTCCAGAGTCATACTTGCTTGCTCAAAGATGCTCCAGTGTTGGTGCTGAATACAATACTTCAACAATCCAGAGAACTTTTCATTTTCTTGATTAGCAGGATTACTTACCCGAGCACAGTATGCCATATGCTTCTCAGCATCAGGAGTAACACTAATCAACTTAGTCGGGGTATCCATCATCATCTCCATCATAAAATACTTCGTCGTAATCAGTAAGGTGTGCTGTAACTTCTTCGTAGTTCATCTTGTATGAATCTACATCAGAATAAACCTCTGATTTTAAACAATCGACCAGAGACTCTAGGTTCTTTACGATTAACTTTAGTTTTTCTTTATCCATAAGAAAGAATACTTTCAATTCATTCTACACAAAAAAAGAGGGGGAGTCAATCCCCCTCAAATCTTAATAAGTTTTCAAGCCACTCATTCATATGAATGAGATAACAAGACCAGTATTTGCAACCTCTGTATGTTAATTGATAACATGCAGGAGGTCTATTGTCTTTGTCCATGTCATCATAATGATAGACATAGTTATCCATTTTTTACCCCTTTGTTGTGCAG